GTACGCATAGCACCTAAGAAACTGCCCTCTGAGCGTGACCCCTTCTTGCTATTGCACATCACACAACATGCCACCATATTATCAAGGCTGATCGGATCACCCCCTGCTTTAATTGGAATCACATGATCCGCTGTCGTTGCATCCTGCCCACAATAGTGGCATACGAATCCATCTCGTGATAGCACATCAAGCCTTGCCTTACGATAGGCACGAGACAGTCGAGGATCACCGCGCTTGGTACTCATTGCCATCCTTTATTTATTAAATGATCTAACGCTTTACAATAGTTAGGCTCATCATACTCAGTCCATCCATACCTATGTGCTACATATGTGTGATACATCCAGAACTGTGTGATTGTATTAGCCTTACGTAAACTCTTAACCTTCATCTGGTACAGCCCATAGGCCTGCTTAGTACCACCTATATTGCCTATAGCCCTATAATCCCAAGTACTCTCTCTATAGACTATCTCATGATGACAGGCTTCTTGCTTATCAGTTAATTGTTCTTTAGCTAATTGTTTAGCCCATCTTATATTTTTATTGGCATCTATTGAGCCGCTTGATACAGGAGCAATGCTCATGAATAGAGCTGTCCCAATAACGAATGCGACCGCTCGCGCTCTGCCCTTACGGGCGCGATCTGAGCCCCTGAAGGGCTCTCGCCTGAGAGTACCAGACGTGTCAAGAGGACTATTCATATCAAATCATACCAATCTGGACATAGATAGAATGTGAGATACATCACTATCTATTATCCGTACTATAGAATCCTGAGCCCTTGAACGATACTCCTATAGAGCTATAGACCTTATGCATAGGTGAATGACAGAATGGGCATTCCAGATCATGAGGTTCAGTAATGCTCAGCCATTCTTCTATTCGTGCATTACTTTCACACTTTTCGTTATCACACTCGAATTCATAGGTTGGCATCTGGATCACTCTGACACATTCTGCAAACTTCAGTGAAGCTCCATGCCCCACACATATTGCATCTCATAGGCTCTAGTGTAGCAAGGTCATCGCTAATCTTGCCGTAACCTGCTTGAAGCAATAGACCGACCAGATCACCTAATCGCATAAAGGCCAGATAATCTTGAGGATTACCTTCTCCTTGACCGTTTAAGCGAGACACCACGATAGGTAAGTCATGGGACTTATCTGTTCGCTTAGTGACCTGATCGATCCACGCCTTAGGCTGGAACGCCGATCTAGCCTTAACCTCCATGTCGAACGGGACATGTGTTATATCTTTTCCAGCCCCTCGACCGATATCCGCGTGTGTCCACCAAGTCGATAGGTACTTAGCGACTACACGTTCAGTCGAGAATCCCCGGTGCTTACGGCTTTGTGAGGCCATTGACCGCGTGACACTTTCTGCATGACCAAGCCTTATTGATTAGATTCACTTTGATCTCTGATACAGGTATCGACTCATTACAGATACAGCATCGAGTCATAAAGGTGAACTCCTCTAAAATAGCCTGGACTTCCTTAGAACGTGCGATCTCCTCATCTGTTGGGAATGACTCCCATTCATCATCTTGATTCTTAAACTGTAAGCGTCCCATTACAATCCCTCACTTTCGTAAAGATCATCTCTCCATGCGTGTATTTCTGCATATTTTGCATCTCTTAGTCCTTTTAATCTATTGATCTCTGGATTAAATTCTTTAGAGACTTCTTTAAGAGCAGCTTGATACATCTTGCCGATCTCGACACGCCGCAAATATTTATCACGAACAGAATCAGACATCCTTCTTAGTTCTCTTTGAGACATCATTATGATCTCGCCTTCTGGCGTTGCCATGCGCCCTCTTTATTGATCTCATACCAGATAACATCCTCACCTTTAGGACATCGAGTAAGTTCGCCTGTCACAGCATTAAGACACTTGAAATGTCCCCAGACTTTACCTGTTCCCGATTGACCAGTCTTCCAGACCATATCGCCATGAGGACATCGAGGGATATCCTTCTCGGTCTGGCCTCCAATGATCTCTTTCACCGTCGCAACAGCTTCCCCCATTGTGGGCGGCATAGTCGCTGGCTTGATAGTCCAAGGGTCATCCTCCTTCACTACTGGAATGTATTCGCCAGATGTCTGAGCCATCTTAGCCTTTACTTCATCGATGCTAGCCTTTACTTCATTAGCCTTAGCAACCTTGCTCATCTCTTCTCGGCTAGGTCTCTTTCCTTTTGTAGCGTAACCTGCCGAAGCCAATGCACGACCAATCGCAGACGTCTCTGCATTCTCAAGTGCGCTAGTCGCATTGACGCCTCGCCCCGATATAGTTTCTTCTGCGAGCCCCGAAGACCAAGCGTGTTGATCGACCTCAGTTCGATAAATATAAGCCTGAACGATAAAGCGTGTATTGCTCGCCTCAATAATCTTAGTATCAATACGACCATCTGGATGATCCTTCCAAAACTTAATTAAGCGCTCTTCTACTGTCTCATAATCTTCTAGGTTAAACATATAGCTCATTCTCCTCTGTGTGTAGTTGCCCTGCTATTGCCATATAGGCTGCAGCGTCGATGTATGTATCGACTTTTGGAGATTCCATACTCCGTGCGAGCTTGACCAATGCCAAGCATGATGCCACTTGATAGTCAGTAAGAGGCATTTCGAGGAATGCAGACCATAGACGTGCGGTTCTGGACATATTGTCTGACGGGTGTCCGTAGTCCATTCCACGATCTTGAATGATTGCTTTTGCTTCTGTAAGGAATTCACCTGCGTTCACACTTTTACCCTTTCCTTGGATGCGTAGTAAGCCCTGACAGCCTTACGACCTTTGAGATAACCCACGCGAATGCCGACGATACGGCCTAGATGAAACCATAGTGCAGATAGCACGATAATCGCTACTGCATCCTGTAATGCTGAATCAAACATGATTGCCCTTTCTGTTGGTGTTAGGGCAATTCTAGGAGATCGCTAGGCTAGGTCAATAGAATTTAGATAACGAAATGGTAACAATTCTGCCTCGTCTATATGGTCATCAATCGACCTAGCGAGATCGTTATCGAGATCGTCCATAGCGCTTTCCAGCTACTACAAAAGTCCCATCCTTTTCGATGTAGATAAGATCGACCTGAACATTCTTTCCATCGACATACATGATGGCGAAGGCCTGTTGCCAATTAGCCGACCCCTTTGTGTATGAGGCCTTAGAAAAGTCCATAAGATTGCCTACTTCGACCCCATGCAGGATACGCCCTATACGGCCTCCAGAGGCCTCTGAGAAGGACGATCTCCCTGCTCTGTGAGTATGACCTGAGATAACGCTCTTACCGTGCCTACGAGCCGCCTCAAGGGCTGAGAGACCCCCTTGTGACTTGATAGGGGTATGGTCTCCATGTACTGCGATCCAGCCAGGCGCGATGTTATATGGCTTCTTATGAAAGGTGATCCCTAGCTCATCGAATCTCATGAACTTCTCGAACCTGAGTTCGGGCAAGGATAGGAATGAGGGAATCTTCCTCATGATTTGATTGTAAAGGCGGTCTGTGTGATTAGACCTAATCGTCTGAGTTACTTGGAGATCGTAAAGTACCTGAACAGCCTCATCGCGATCATCTCCAAGCGTCTGTTCATAGGCTTCTGGCGTTCCCTCTGACCATTTTGAGATGGTGTTGAAGTCAATCTCATCCCCTATCGTGACTACTTCGTTCGGCTTAAACTTGGCTATAAATTGTGCTACATTCTTTACTGCGTGTCTATCATGAAATGGAACCTGTAAATCGCTAACGATTACAATTCGCTTCATTTAGTCCTCGTCATCATCCTCGTAGGGTAGGCGATCCACGCGATCGGGAATCGATGGGAGAATCCAGTCAGGGTACGCATCTTTATCTACGATGATTGCTAAACACAAATCAACGGCGAACCCGGCACGACGTAAAGACTTATAGAACTCATGCATTGATATAGCGTATGCGTCGAGCGCGTTGTAAGTGTCTAGGTCGATAACCTTCTTCTTAGCCATATTAAAATTATCGCTCTAAGAGGATGTTGTATATCTCATCGACACGCGAGTGAAGTCGCTTTATTTCAGCCAATAGGTGAGTAATGACGAA